CTTGGCGAAAGAGCGCGTGAAGTATTCGTACCCGTTCGAGCGGAAGCGCGGCAGACCGAGTATCTTCTCGCCGGACGCGCCGTCCTGCGCCTCGTAGACACCGCACTCGCTGTTCGACGTCCACCGCTTCCACTTGGCGGTCATCGTCTTCGACTCCTTGCCGTAGTTGCTGCCTCGTCCGAAGAGCTCGACCTCCGAATCCGCCCTGTACGGCGGAGCCGTGAAGGAGTAGAACGCATCTCCCTCCGCCGAGTTCGCCCCCGTGTCCTCGTCGTAGTGGTAGTTTTCCTCGATTGGCTCGTAGCCGGGGAACTTGCCGGGCAGGTAAACCCACCCATACGTTATCGAGTAGTAGACATACCCCGACCCGCCAGACCACCAGATGTAACCGTTGATCGTGGAGTACTGCGGCGTCATCTCGCGCCCGTCTATCACAAGTGAGTAGGTGAACGACCCCTCGGTCATTACGTAGTATCCCCAGGTCGCATCGCCGGCCTGAAAAGCAAACAACCCTGCGTCCTTGCCGACGCCGCGCCAGATTCCGACAGGCGGGGTGAAGCCCGGCACCTCGGGGATGCGCAGGAGCGACGGAACGTACATGAAGCTCATTCGTCGTTCCCTCCAGTCGCGGGCAGCAAAGCCTTGTGTCCGATTATCCAAGTTCCGCTCGGAAGATCCGAGTCGAGCGCGATGTCCGGGACGAAAAGCGTCGCCGAGTATTCCATCCCGCCCTCGTCCCAACGTCCGTTCGGATAGACCGTGACTGTGTACCCCGACTGCGCGTTGCCGCCCGACACCCTGCACATGGCGACGCGCTCGTCGCTCCCGCCTCCGCCTGCGCCCCCGAGCTGGAGAATGCACCACTGCGTCCCCGAGCCTCCGGCCTTCCACAGGATGCGTGCGACGCCAGTCTCGGAGGATTCCAGCGCACCCGCGTCGCTCCCGACCTTCGGGACGGCGTACTTGTCGTCTGCTGAGTTTATTATCACCTTGGCCGGCGTAAGTCCGAGGAGCATCGCACGTCCGATGCCGCCAGCCTCAATCGGCTCAAGGAGGACGGCGTAGGGCATTCCCTCGCGCTCCGCGATCATGCGCTGTCCCTCGAACACGGGCGGGCATGAAACGAACTCGTCCTCGTTCGCCGAGGGAGAGACGGCGACGCCCGTGATCACAAGTGCGGAGAACCGAGGGTAGGCGGACTCCTCCATGTTCTTCATCGGCACGATCCCGCCGCCGATGCCGCTCCTCACGCCAGCTCCGAGCGAGTTCTGCTTTGCCTCCTTGACCCAATTGGCCGCGTCGACAAAGGTGTTCCATGTCGAGGCCTTGATGTTGACCGCCTCGCCGCTTCTCACTTTCTCCATGAACGCCTCCTTTAGTGTGCATTCTCCAATCCGCACCGTCAAATTCTGACGGCCCTCCGTCAGTTCCCGAGTCCGAGTCGCCCGAAGTCCCCCTCCGGGTAGACCATCTCGACATACGCCGCGACCGGCTTCTTCACGACGTTCTTCCCGTTCTCCGCCACCTTGTCGGCGTAGCGGACCCATAGGTAATCCCAGCCGTACTTCCGCGCCACCTTTATGTCGCCGACCTGCAGCCCCGCCTGGTTGGGCGAGACGGCGAAACGGTAGGTTATCTCCCAGGGCGCGGACGCTTTCTTCGACCGCTTTGTCCCAGACGCGCCGAGGAAGAGAACCTCACCGGCAGAGAACCCACGGAAGCCGGACTTGTTGACCGTCCCGGTCAAATCGGCGAGCGTCTTCTTGTAGGACGTCGAGACGCGGCTGCCGTTCAAGGTGTGCGTCTCGGTGAAGTTGAGGACGGGCATTGTAACGTCCACCCCGTTGACGTTGCCCTCGTTGTCCACCCCTATCGCCCCGCCAAAGTCGGGGGCGTCGTTCGGATACTTGCCGTCCGTCTTGAGCGACTGGTTCAGGTGCTTTGTGCCGCCGCCGGTGTCGAAGGCGAACACGGTCGTGTCCTCGTCGTCGTCCGTTGCGTCGTCGTCCCCGCCGCCGTCCTCGTCAACCCCGTAGATGGCCTTGACCTTCCACGTGGTGTCGTTGATGCGCTCGACGGTCTCGACCGATTCGAGCGTCATCCCCGTCACGGACTTGTGGTTCGACTTGACGGCGGAGAGAGCCGCCGACTCGTCGTTCACGTTGAACACGAGGTAGGGAATCTCCACCTCCGTGACGTTCCCCTTGGCGTCGATTGTCTCGTCGCGCTCGGAGTATGCCTCCTCGACCCTTACAGTTGCCATATCCACCTCCCTTACTGGAATGTCATAGTTGTGCCGCCGCCCGCCCCGTCCTTGAGGAGTTCTGCGGTCTTCTTCGTGTGCTTCACGATCTCCTGCGTCGCGGTGAGCATCCGCTGTTCCATCTGGTTGCCCCGGAGCGACTGCGCGGCGTTCGCATAGAACGTTCCCTGCGGCTTCGCGATTGAAGTCTGCTTCGCCGTCGCATCCTGCGCATTGCGCAGCTTCGCCTCGTACTTGTCCACCAGACCCTCGGCGAGGGAATAGGCGTCCTGCGCCTTGCGGATTCGCTTCTCCTCGTCCTCGGACACGTCTCCGTCGGCCGAAGCCTCGGCGAGAGCCTTGCGGAACTCCTCCTTCGCGGAGGCGGCGGACACCTTCGACTGGAGGATGAGGTCGCTTAATAGCTTCATCCCAGCCGCCGCGTCGTTCTTGAGCGCGTCCTCGACCTTGCGGTCGGTCTCGCCCTCTGAACGTCTGCGGCTTATGTCCTCGGCGGTCTGGTCGAACGACTCCTGGAGATCCGCGATCTCCTTGTCGAACTTCCGCTTCGCCTTTGCCTCCGCCGTCTTGATTCGGCGCTCCGCCGTGGCATCCGCCTCGGCAAGCCGCCCCTCAAGGTCGGCTATCTTCTCCAGGTCCTTGTCCTTCTTCGACTTCTCGTAGGAGAGGACGGTCTGGATGAGTGACTTGTACTCGTCGCGAAGTTCGCGAATGTCCGAGATTTCGTTCTCCAGTTCGCTCCGCGTCTCGCGGATGAGCCGCTTCTCGATTTCGGATGCCTTCTTCGACGCGGAGTCGGCCTCGTCCATGCTGGCGTGCTTCTCGCTCCGCCCCGTCTCGACTTTCTCCTCCAATTTCTCGTGTTCGGTCTTGCCGCCGGTCAAGGCATCCTTGTCTCCGTTCTTGATCGCGTCGAGGCGTTCGCGAGCCTCGGTGATCTTCCTGATCGTCTCGGATATCTTCTCGCCGTTCTTCTCGATCTCCTCGGAAGACTTGTTCATCCTGAAGGTGATTGTGTGCCATGTGTTCACCCAGAATCCGCAGAGCGACTTGTTCTCCTCGTCGAGTTCTGAGATGTTCTTACGCATCTCGGCGATTTCGGCCTCTATCTGATGAATCGCCTGTGCCTTCATCGCCTCGTTGAAGCGGCTCTGTGCGTCGGCGGCCATCGAGATGGACTTTGACGCATGGTCAATCGCTATACCGAGGTCGCCGTAGCGCCCCTTGAGCTGCCCGGCGAGCTTTTCCGCCTCCGCCATCTCCGCATTCGAGAGGTTCTCCTTCTCCGCGAGCTGTCCGAGCCGCTCCATGCGGAGCTGGTCGGTCGAGCGGAGCTGGTCTCCCTTGTCGCGGAGCTTGCCCATCTCGTCGGAGAGTTTCGCCGTGTGCTTCGTGGCCGAGGCCATGTAAGCACAGAGTCCCCCCAATGCGGCGACGACGCCGATCAGCACCCACGTTATCGGAATCGCGCAGAACGCAGTCGCCGCTGCGGACGCCGCGAGGTAGCCCGCCGCCACGACCTTGGTGGTCGCGGCCAAGGCGACGTTCGCAGTAGCCGCGACGCCCGCCGTCAGCGCGGCTTTCGCGTGGGACAGGGTCAATGCCCGCCCGACCGCAGCGAACGCCACGTGCGCCGCCGTAGCCGCCTTTGCCGCGATTGTGCCGATAGTCTCGGCTGCGGCATGGGCTTTCGCGCTCACCGTGGCGGCTATAGTGGCCGAATTTAGCCCCTTGAGCGCCGCCGTCACCGCAGCGAAGCGGCTGGCGATTGCGGATTTCGCCGCTGCCGCCGCCTCCGCGTTCGACATAAGGACGAGACTCGCCGCTACCTGCTTCGCCCGGCTGTCTATCGGGAGGTTCAAGGCGGCGAGAAGCCGCGAAGTCCCGACCATAGCCGGGATTGCCGCGTTCCTGTAGTCCGCAAACGCCCTCGCCATGAGCGAAAAAGCCCCCTGTACGAGGACTCCCTTGCCCGCAAGAGCCGCCTGGACTCCCGCGAACGCGGAGAATACGCCCGACAAAGCGCCGATGCCGCCCGAAAGTACACGGCTTACGGTGCCGATAGTCATGAGCGCAGCACCCAATGCGGCTATCGAGCCAGCAGTCACCGCGATTGAGGTGACGAGTCCGCGATTCGCCTCGATCCACTTCGTGAATGAGTTTATCACGGCGGTTATCCGCTCGACCATCGGCTTGATCGTCGAGTTGAGCGCCTCGCCCGTCGCGTTCATCGCGCCCTCGACGGCAGACTGGAAGAGGCGGAACGAGCCGCCTATCCCTGCGTCCATCGCCTTCGCTGTCGCGTCGGCTTGGCCGGATACGTCCTTGAGCTTTGCCAAGAACGCATCCAGCTCCTTCACGTCCTTCGTGAGCGACATCCCGGACATCATTCCGCGAACGTCGAACACGTCCTTCATGAAGGCAAGCCGCTCCGCCGTCGGGAGCTGCTTCGTCGCGACCGCTATGTCTCGCATCACCTCCGCCATCTTGCGGAGGTTGCCGCTCGAATCGGTCGCCTCGACCCCGACCTCGCGGAGTGTCTTCTGCACATTCACGTCCGCGAACTGGACATACGCCTTGCGGAGCGCGGTTCCCGCGAGGGAACCCTTGACGCCCATGTTCGCCATGACGCCGAGCGCCGCGCACAGTTCGTCGAGCGATTCGCCCGCCGCAGCCGCCTGCGGCCCAGCCATCTTGAGTCCCTCGAAGAGGTCGGTCAGGGTCTGGGCGGACCCGTTAGCGGTGGCGGTCAGGATGTCCGAAACCTGCGTCATCTTCGATGCCTCAAGCCCGAAGATGCGCATCGAGTTGGCGGCTATGTCCGCCGACTCCGCGAGTTCCGTGCCTGTTGCACGGCTCAAATTCAAAACGGAGGAGATCGAGGCCTCGATCTCCGTCCTGTCGAATCCCATTCGACCAAGCGCGACCATCGCGTCAGCAACCTGCTGCGCGGTGAAGGACGTCTCCCGCCCCAGCCTCTGCGCCGTTTTCGTCAGCGACTCGAACGCCTCGCCCGTCGAGTTCGTGACGGCCTGCACGAGCCTCATCCTGTCGTCGAAGCCCGCGAACGACCGCTCCGCCAATGCGAACGGAAGCGACATCGCGCCGCCGAGCGCCAGCATCTCGCGCCCCATCGCCGTGCAGGACTTGGAGAATGCGCGGAGCTGCGACTGCGCCTCGCCGAGACTCCTGCGGAGCTTCGAGGAGTCCGCCGTCACTTCGACATATGCGCGTCCAGCCTTTATGTTCGCAGTCGCAGACATGGGCGTCCTCCTTTCACTTCTCCTCTTCGAGGAACACGCCCGCTGCGTGTTCCATCATCCCGAGCCGTTCCCGGCTCTCGTATTCCTTTGGGTGGTTGTCTCGCAGCCAACCGGCAACCTTGCGGATGTCCTCCGCGAGAATCTTGAGCCGCTCGACCGCGTACTCCGGGTTCACGATGTCCGTCATCTGGCACCTCCCCTGCAGAACGCGGCCTTGAGCGCCTCTTTCATCTCATCGCCGCGAAGCACTATCTTCGGCGGCGCGGGAGTGAACGGGTTGAAGTCCGCTGGCTTGAACGGCTTTCCTTTCTTCGGATCGCGATTCAAGTTTGCCATGAGCGCCATCTGCGAGGATGCTATTCCCCACTCGAACTTCGCCCGTCCCTCGGCCATCAGCCCCAGTTCCCTCAAGGTGAAGGAGCCGGGGTCGACTCCGCAGATTCCCGCGAGACGGCAGGCGGTATCAAGGAGGTCTTCAGACGCCCCTCGAACTCGGGGCTCGCGAGAGCCTTTTCGAGCATTTGCGCATTCTCCGTCTCGAACTTCCGTGCGAGGTCGACCGCCTTCTTCAGGAAGAGCCGCCTCGCCCCTGGGAAAAAATCGACGAGTTCGTCGAGGAAAGCCCTCGTCGCGTCCGAAATGGAATCCCCCGCGAGGGACGAGCCGAAGTCGTCATCGGTCACCCCGGCCGCCTTCGCCTGCCCCTCGCAGAGAACCCACAGGATGTCTACGAGGAGGATCGGGTCGTTTGCCACGCGGTCGAGGGTGTCGGTCGCGACCGCTCCGTCCTTGCCCGCCTGTATGACGTTCACGAGGTCGATCCCCAGGACGTCGCGGACGCGCTTCATCTGGCGGACGTTCAGCTCGACGTCCCAGACGCGCTCCTTCGTGTCGGTAAACTGTCTCATGTCTCTTCTCCTTTCCGGCTACTGTCAGCCGCCGTTGCCGCCGCCGTCCTTCCATGTCGGCGGACGGGTGACGAGCGTCGGCTTGCACGTGACGCTCACCGTCAAAGCCTCCTCCAGCGGTTCGGAACGACTGAACGACGTCACCACGAAATCGGCGTCGAGTCCGTTGCCGTCGCCGTCGGACGCGAAGAGCGCGATTGCCGTGTTGTTGAAGTAGGCGTTCTTGATTGCCTTGAACCCGGCGTCCGCCGTGTCCCAGACCATCTCGAACTCCAGCGATGCGTCCTTCAGGGTCGCCGCCGTGATTCGCCAGCCCTCCGCCGCGCGGGTCGTGATGTCCGCCTCGCCCGTCTCCAGGTTGAGCGTCACGTCCTTGCAGTTCTTCATCTCCGACGTGGCGGTCGCTCCCGCCGCGCCGTGGAAGAGCTGCGCATCCAATCCAAGTTTGTATGCCATGATTTTTCTCCTGTCTGTGTGTAAGTCACTTCACCGCGTCCTTCCACATCTTCGCGACGTGGGGAGCGGACTCCTTGAGGGCGGGACCCATCAGCGGACGCTTCGGATAGCGTTCGCGCATGTACTTCCCGCCGAACTCGTGCGCGGACATCGAA